ACCTGCGTGGAGTCAACCTGCGTGGAGCCGACCTGCGTGGAGCCAACCTGCGTGGAGCCGACCTGCGTGGAGCCAAAAACATTCCCTTCATACCGCTTGTGTGTCCTGAAAAAGGCTCTTTCACGGCGTTCAAAAAGTGTGGCTCATACATTATCGAACTTTTGATTCCACAAGACGCAAAACGCTGTTCAGCAACCACGAGAAAGTGCAGATCCAGTTATGCCAAGGTGGTGGCTATCACGAATATGGACGGTAGCCAGGCTGAAGTCGATCATGTGACCAACCATGCTTATGAACCGATTGAATATAAGATCGGTGAAAATGTGTATCCGGACTCTTTCGATGATGATAGATGGAACGAGTGTTCGCATGGCATTCATTTTTTCATCAACCGCCAAGAAGCGGTGGAGTATTAAGGAGAAAACCAATGACGAAACGAGAAAAGGCAGGAATAGTGCTGGTGGTCACCGGCTTCCTGTTGGTGGTGTTTGGCTGCTGCCTTGTGGCGGATAATCCGTACTGGTGGGTGTCCGTGGCAATCAGCGGAACCGGCTGCGCATTGATCGCCCTGGCAGTGTTCGTACTGCCCAAGGACGAGGACGAACTTCGACAGGACAAGCAGCTGGTGGTTGAAGATGATAAGGATAGAGTGGTGCTGCTGGCGCCGCTGACAGATTTTGAATTGGCGTATTTGCACGCAATTCAACTTGGAAAGGATGATGAAAATGAGTAATGAATATATGGATTTGGTGATCATGACCAACGGCAAGGTGTGCCGTGCTCCTGGGTTCAGCGATATACAGTCCGGTTACAGAGTGGCCGTGCAGGGCTGTACATACGATGTGTTGGAGGCTGTGTCTGTACCTGTGAGCGAGACTCTGCTGACGCTGCCTAAGGCGTATGGGTTTGTTCGCCCGCTGGTGTATGACGAAGACAAGCAGGAGGAGAATGCCGATGTATGACAAGGAGGCGGGCGTGATCGCCTGTGACAGCTGCGACATTACCATTGAGGGTTATGGTTTCTCCATCGGTGCGGGCAACGATGAGCCCAGCGGTAGCTACTGCTGGGAATGTGCTTGCGAGAAGTTGGAGCAGCTGCTGGACGAGAGCAACAAGGAAGCGACCATTGTGCGGCGCAGCGAAAACTGGCTTCGCAGCTGCTACGACCTGGGGGTGATCTGATGACCAGCGCAGAGATGGACAAGTTTGTGCAGGACTACGGCTTTTGCCCCCAAGACTGCGACCCAGAGGTGCGGGCAGAGGCCCGCATTGTACTGAATATAGATAAAGGAGAACGATATGGCGACACTGTATGAACTGACCGGCCAGGCAGCCCAGCTGATGGAGCTGCTGGAAGCCGGAGAGATTGACGAGCAGACGGTCCAGGACACACTGGACAGCATGATGGTGCCGGAAAAGCTGGAGGACTACGGTATGGTAATCCGGCAGCTGACGGCGGATGTGGAGGACTACAAGCGAGAAAAGGACTTCTTCGCTGATAAACAGAGGCGGGCGGACAACGCCATTAAGCGGATGAAGAAGACCCTGGCACAGTACCTGGCTGCCACCCAGCAGGATAAGGTGCAGGCCGGACGGTTTGTACTGACCACTACCACGAGTAAGTCGGTGGATGTGTTCAACCTGGCAGCGGTGCCGGCAGAATACATGCAGTCCCAGCCGCCCAAGGTGGACAAGCAGTCTATCCGCAATGCTCTGTTGGCGGGGGAGACGGTAGCCGGTGCGGCGCTGATTGAGACCCCCGGCTGCGTGATCAAGTGAGGTGAATGGAATGGAGAACATGAAAATATATGAGGCGGTGCGCAAGGTTCCGGACAGCGCCAAGAAGAACATTAGCGCAGGCCGCTTAAAAGGCATGACTGATATTAACCCAATGTGGCGTATCAAGGCACTGACGGAGCAGTTTGGCCCTTGTGGTATCGGTTGGAAGGTGGAAGTCAGCCGCACATGGCAAGATCAGGGTGCGGACGGCGTAGTGACTGTGTATGTGCAACTGCTGCTCTATGTGAAGTTCAACGATGCATGGAGCGCCCCTATCCCGGGCATTGGCGGTTCCTCGTTGGTGGCTAAGGAGAGTAAAGGCCTGTACACCTCCGATGAGTGCTACAAGATGGCTTATACGGACGCTCTGTCTGTGTGCTGCAAGATGTTAGGGTTCGGTGCAGATGTGTACTGGGCAGCTGATCGGACGAAGTACCAGCAGGTGCAGCCCCAGGACGCGAAGAAAGAACATGCACGGCAGCAGGCAGCGGAGAAGATCAGCCCGGATCAGGTGGCCGTGCTGAAAGATAACGCACAAAATGAGCGGGTCAAAAAGGCCTTGGCCTATTACAAAGTGAGCCGCATTGAGGACCTGACCCGGCACCAGGCTGATCAGATCTTCATGAAGCTGGGCCTATAAGATGAAAATCGAATTCAAAAAAGCTGACCTGGTTCCCACTATGGCCAAGGTGGGGGCGTTCATAGGCTCCCTGGCAGAGCAAAAGGACTATGTGCTGGAGATTAAGCCAAAGCCGAAACGCCGGAGCCTGGATGCCAACGCCTACATGTGGGCTTTGATCGGCAAGCTGCAAGCGGAGTTGGCCAAGAATGACCCGCAGATCACCAAGGACGAGATCTACCGGGTCTATGTGCGGCAGTATGGCCGTTCGGTGGAGTATCAGCTTCCGGACACAGCCGTTGAGGCCATGACGAAATCATGGGGGAGGAACGGCCTGGGCTGGACAGCGGAGAAGGTGGACGATGGTATCTACCCGCGCACCTCGCTGGTGCGGTTCTATTACGGCACCAGTTGCTACGGAACGAAGCGCATGGCTCGGCTCATAGACGCTGTTGTGCAGGATTGCAAGGCACTGGGCATTGAGACTATGCCGCCAGCGGAGCTGGCGCAGCTGATGGCTTCTTGGGAGGAACGGAAACAGTGAAGAAGAGCATTATACAGCCGGAAGAGCAGCGGCAGTGCTACCTGTGCGGCTCTGTGCGGGCCCTGGAGCGACACCATGTATTTGGGGCATATAACAGACGGAAAAGCGAGAAATACGGCTTGACGGTGCTCCTGTGCCATAATTGCCACAACGAGCCGCCGAGAGGCGTACACCATTGCAAGCAGACGATGGACTATTTACACCGGGTTGGGCAGCAGGCTTTTGAAGCTGCCTACCCGGACAAGGACTTTATATCTATTTTTGGGAGGAATTATCTATGATTAACAGCGTTGTAATTATGGGTCGACTGACCTACGAACCGGAGCTGAGAGCCACGCCCAGCGGCGTCTCCGTTGTGCGGTTCCAGGTGGCTGTGGACCGCAGCTATCAGAAGGCGGGCGAGGAACGCAAGACGGACTTTATCGACTGCACCGCCTGGCGGCAGACGGCAGAATTTGTGTGCAAATACTTCCATAAAGGCTCTATGATCGCCGTGGAGGGTTCTTTGCAGACAGACAACTACACGGACCAGAACGGCGAGAAACGCAAGAGCGTGCAAGTGGTAGCTAATCAGGTGTCCTTCTGTGGCTCTAAGGCAGAGAGCGGCGCACAGGCGACCACAGGCAGCGCACCGGCAGATGACGCAGAGTTTGAGCCCATTGATGATGACGACGACCTGCCGTTTTAAGGAGAGCCTATGCAAGGATGGATCAAGGTGCACCGAAAGGTTACGGAGCACTGGCTATATTCTGCGGAGCCATACGACAAATTCCATGCCTGGATGGACCTTCTGCTGCTGTGCAATCGCTCACCTGCAAAGATGATGATTGATGGCAAGCTGATGGATGTGGACAGTGGCGAGCTGGTCACCTCCATTCGCTTTTTGTGCGATCGGTGGAAGTGGAGTAACACGAAAGTTAAGCGTTACTTGGATACACTTCAAGCTGACGGAATGTTGTCAGTAAAAAGCGACAGTAAAAAGACACGGCTTAGAGTGCTTCACTACGCCAAATATCAAGCATACGCAAATGCAAAAAACGACACAGAAACGACGCAGGAACGACACAGAAACGACACTGAAACGCCGCAGAAACACACAAACAAGAATGTAGAAGAATGTAAAAGAAATACAGGAGAAGGGAGAGAGCGCGCGAGCGCGTGCACGCCCGCAAAATTATATGGCGAGTATAAAAATGTTCGATTAACCGATGAGGAGCTTGCCAAGCTGAAAAAACAATTCCCACTTGACTGGCAGCGACTGATCAAGAACTTGTCCTTCCATATTCACAACACCCACAAGACCTACTACGACCACCTGGCGGTACTGCAGAAGTGGGGCACAGAGGACAGGAAGAAGAGCGGCGCACTACAAAGCCCGCCGTCCTACGACCTGGAGCAGATCAAGCGGGACACCATGAACAACACAGACATCAAGTTTTAGGAGGAGCCTATGGAACTGAACAAACTGACACCACGGCAGGCGTTGATCTATGACGCACTGATCCCGCCCGGCATGCCGGTGAGGGGCAAAGAGCTGGCGCGGCGGACGCGCATTAGCGAGCGGGACCTGAGATCAGAGCGCAAGGCTATGCAGGAACAGGGCGTGCCCATCGTCACCGGTGACTTTGGGTACATGCTGGTGGATGAGAACAATCCGGAGCCGCTGCTGCGGTACGCCAAGCGACTGAACGCTCACGGCGATGAAGAGCTGGTCACGGCAGCAATGGCCCAGCAGATTTACGAAAGGCTGGTGACAGCAAGATGATGGTACGATTGACGATACCAGGAGAGCCCCAGGGCAAGGGACGGCACCGGGCTGTGCGCCGAGGTGACCATATCGCTACATATACGCCCAGGAAGACCAAGGACTACGAAGACGAGGTGCGGTTCTGTTATCGGCAGGCATACGGTGACCGGATGGCGTATGCAGTTGATGAGCCAATCAGTGCAACAATCATTGCGGCGTTTGGCATGCCTAAGAGTGCCAGCAAAAAGCGTAAGGTGGAGATGATGGCTGGCAGTGTGCTGCCCACAAAAAAGCCGGACACGGACAACATCGCCAAGATCGTGCTGGACGCATTGAACGGCCTGGCCTACCCGGATGACAAGCAGGTGGTGGAGCTGCAAGTGCTCAAGACCTATGATTTGGATGGCTATGTGGAGGTCGAGCTGCGGAACTGGAGGGCACGGACAGATGGCTGAACAATGTGCATTCTATGTGCGCTGTGATCGCTGCCAGTATGGCCGCAACCTGGGCAGCAATGAATACGGCTGCCGCAAACACCTGGCACCTGACGGTAAGACGATACACCAGGGTCAGTACAGCTGCGAGAATGGAAGGGAGATCGACGATGATCTGGGACGATGACATATCTTTTGAGGGCTTTCAGAATAGGATAGATGACTGGTATGCTAATAATAATTTCGAATTATGTGACCCGCCTATCAATGCACAATTTGCATTAGACTTGATATTTAAAACGTTAATAGACGATAAAAAGCATTATCCTTATTTAACATCTATACCAGAGTCTACCGAACAAACGAATACTATAATGCTGTATTTAATATTAAAAAAATATAGTAGGTCATATAGAAGATTTCTAAATGAGCGTAAAATCAAATGATTAAATTTGAAAACACTGAAGTTATGGGTTGGAAAGCAGCCATTAGAGGAATGCGCAATCCGATGAACTCTTGGGAGAAATCCGACAGTAAAATGTATGTAATAACAATGAATGCTGAAGGATGTCCTGAAAAACATGATTTCTGGATTGGTCCTAACGACCTTAACCTTATGGCTCGTCTTCGCAATGCTGGTACAGATCATCGTAAGTTCATGCGGATGATTACTGTGTACGTCGATATTACTGCACCTTTATATTGGTGGAAGGAATTTGACACATATAAGGTCGGCACAGTTGCTAACTCTTGTTCAACTATGCACAAGATTGCAGAAAAGGAATTTACGATAGAAGATTTTAGTTATGAACACCTTGAAAATTCTTGGCTTGTTCATTTGAAAGAAACTATTAAGCTATTGAACGAAGCAAGGGACGCATATCATTGGTGTAATACAGACGCTAAAAAAGAGTGGTGGTGGCAAATGATTCAGCTCTTGCCAAGCTCTTACAATCAGAAACGGACGGTTATGCTGAATTATGAAGTCCTGGCAAATATTTATAAATCTCGTAACAATCATAAGTTGGACGAATGGTCTGTTGGATTTATGGATTGGATTAAGAGTCTTCCATATTCTGAGTTAATTACCGGAAAGGAGAAATAATGGCACGATATTTCAAAGTGGTCGAAATCGACCGTGACAGTTTCATCGAAGCAATGGGTGAAGATTTGGACTGTTGCCAGTTGTATGGTGTATGTGACGGCATTGGTTATGTTGCCGTAGATGACACCGAGGAGGACGAAATCACCGTTTCTCTCGACATTTTTGAGGAGGTATAACTATGAATATGATTTGCAAATGTGGCAGCAAGGAGTTCTTCACCGAGAAACACGGCAACCAGACCGGACTTTATTGCTCAGCTTGTGGTAAGTGGCAGAAATGGCTCAAGAAAGACGAGATACAACTTTTCAATCACGGTGTCCAGGACGGCTGGATCAGCGTAAAGGACAGGCTGCCGGACACGGACAGAGAAGTGCTTGTTTACGATCCGGACTTCGGTTTCTTCGTGCTGTCTTACAGAGAAATGGAGTGGGAGGACATACCAGTATTCCACCCGCATGTTACTCATTGGCGAGAACTGCCAGACCCACCGAGAATGGAGGAAAAAGAATGACAGACACGCCATATAACAGAAAAACACAAAACTTTCTTGAGGAATACGTTAACTGCGGTCCTGATAATTTTTATGTAAACGGAATGATGAAAAAAGAATCAGTCAAAGAAGCAGTTAGATTGTTGATCGAAAAAAATGTTTTTTCATCTGTTAAAGACATGAGATTGCAAGCATTAAAAGATTATAGCATTTTATTACCTGCGTGGGTGTTTGAATGAGTGAAGGAGAAAAAAGAATGACAAATACAGAGAAACTTGCTCACTGGATCAGACATGATCCGGATGAAAAGCAAATGAAGGCTTTCCACGAACTTGGTCTTGGAACGTCGATGGGGACAAAGAGCATTTACTATACTTGTTCAAATTGTAATAGCTGGGGGTCTCTGACTTATAATTATTGTCCACGTTGCGGTTGCAAAATGGAGGATAAAGAATGAACATTCAACTTGACAAGCAGGCGTTAATGCCTGTTCGAGCGCACAACACGGACGCAGGGCTTGATCTGCTGTCACCGGTGGACACGGTAATTCCGGCACACGGAGCGGTGACAGTTGACACCGGGGTACATATTGAATTGCCGGCACACACAGCAGGCTTTCTCAAATCAAAAAGCGGGTTGAATGTGAAGCATGGAATTACCAGCGAGGGCGTGATTGATGTGGGCTACACCGGAAGTATTGCCGTCAAGCTGTACAACTACAGCGGTGCTGATTACGCCGTGCACCGTGGGGACAAAATCAGCCAGCTGGTGGTGGTCAAGATCGACACGCCGGAGTTGGTGTTGGTGGAAAAACTGGCGGACACCGAACGCGGAAATGGCGGGTTCGGGAGTACGGGCCGCTAAGGAGGCAACCAATGATGTCAAAGTCAAAGCAGAAGAGCTACGGAGATGCCAAGGTTATCTGTCCTTACTATGACAGCCAGGAGACGGTACAGATCAACTGTGCACCGGCTGTGTATGATAGTTCCGGGCTGCGTGTGGTATTTCGGTCTAAGGTCAAAAAAGATGAACACATGCGGTCATTCTGCACCTCTTACTGCTGGGAAGGCTGTCCGCTGGCACAGCTGCACGATGACGCATAGCAATGGTATCATCGGGGGGGTGACGAAAGTCACCCTCTTTTTGTTATGCTAAATCATAGTGAGGTGATCAAGTGGACTGGAATAGGGTGAGGCGTGAATATGTCTCCGGCAGTAAGAGCCTGCGGACCCTGGCAGACGAGTACAGCTGTTCACAGTCCACGCTGCGTAAGAGGGCAGCTAACGAAAAGTGGACGGAGCAGAGGAACGACTACAGGGCCAAGGTGGAACAAAAATATATGGATATGTCTGTGGAACGTGAGGTAAAGCGCGTTGAGCGGCTGCACTGCCTTGCAGACAAGCTGATGGATAAGTTAGACAAAGCCATAGAGGAGCTGGATGAAATGTGCTCTGTGGAGCAGCAAGACGGCGAGTACAAGGTGGTGCGTGTGTCAGGTGTGGCTGTGGACCGTGCCGGCACCAAACAGATTGCTTCCAGCTTGAAGGATGTAAAGGATCTTCTGAATGTGCGTGACGATCTGGACAGACAGGAGCAGCAGGCGCGCATAGAGCACCTGAAGAGCCAAAGCGACAGCGTAGCTGCAGGCGTACCGGAGGTGCAGGTGGTGTTGTCAGACGAGGTGAAGAAGTATGCCGAGTGAAGTATTGGACCTGGGCACGCCACAGCCTAAGCAGGTGGAGTTCCTGACAGACACCCACAATGTTGTTGCCTTTGGTGGTGCCAGAGGCGGTGGCAAAAGCTGGGTAGTGGACTGCAAGGCCAAGGTGATGAGCTACGCCTGCCCGGGTATTACGCAAATTATTGTGCGCAAGACTTATCCTGAGCTGACGGAAAATCATATTGTGCCACTGACCAGGGCGTTGCAATGCTATCATCCGGATAGGTACCGGCGTCTGGCCGTGTACAACGACAGTAAGAAGACGATCACATTCCCCAATGGCAGTCGCATATTGTTCCGCTATTTGGAGCGAGAGAAGGACCTGGGCCGCTTCCAAGGTACGGAGTGCGATATCATGTACCTGGACGAGGCCACGCAGTTCACGGAGGATATGTTCAAGACTTTGTGGGCTTGTGTGCGTGGTACAAATAGCCATCCCAAAAGAATGTACCTTACCTGCAACCCTGGTGGCGTTGGTCACCAGTGGGTCAAGCGACTATTCATTGATCGGGTGTACGATGAGAATGAGAACCCGGAGGATTATTCGTTCATACAGTCCCTGGTGACAGATAACCAAATACTGCTTGATAACAGCCCAAAGTACCTTCAGCAGTTGGACGCGCTGCCTGCCAAGGTGCGCCAGGCATGGCGGTATGGTGACTGGAATGTGTTTTCGGGTCAGTTCTTCGAGGAATGGCGGAATAACCCGGACCACTATACAGACCGTAGGTGGACCCATGTGATAGATCCGTTTGATATTCCTGCCGACTGGAAGGTGTATCGCTCGTTCGACTGGGGGTACAGCAAGCCATTCTCTTGCGGCTGGTGGGCTCAGGGATATGATGGTGTGGTGTACCGCATTAAGGAATGGTACGGCTGCACTTCTCCAAACGAAGGACTGAAACTACCGGCGGATATTGTGTTCCAGAAGATCAGAGAGATAGAAACGCATGACCCGCTGCTGGCGGGCCGACATATTACCGGCGTAGCAGACCCTGCTATCTTCGCCAAGGATGATGGGTATTCCATTGCGGAGACGGCAAACAGACACGGCGTGTACTTTGAGCGCGGCGATAACACCCGCATAGCCGGGTGGATGCAGTGCCATTACAGGCTGATGTTTGACGAGCGTGGGTACCCGATGATGTATGTGTTCAAGAATTGTAAGGACTTCATCCGGACCATTCCTTTGATGATGTATGACGAACACAAGGTGGAGGACTTGAATACGGAACTTGAGGATCACGCAATGGATGAGTTTCGTTATTTCTCCATGTTGCAGAAGATACCGCCCAGGCGGAAGATACCGGCCAGAGCGCTGGCAGATGACCCTCTGGATCAAATGAAGAAAGGATATTGATTATGGCTAAGCAAAAGAAAAAGCCGAGTAAGGAAGAATTTATGCAGCACGCCCAAGGGCAGACGGAGCCGCAAAAGAAGCCGGAAGATGCCGTAGCGCCCGCTGCTGATGACCCGATCGAACAGGCGCAGCAGCTGGTGGACGAAATGTCAGCCGAGGAGCCGGAAGAGGAAGAACTGCACACCATTACAGAAGAAGATGTGCAGCGGGCTATGGAGCTGCTGAATAAGTACATGGCTGGTAAGGCATCCGTAGATGCCCGAGTGGTGGCCAACCAAAACTGGTGGAAGCTGCGACATTGGGGCAACTTCAAGTCAGATCACGGCAAAGAGGGTGACAAGCGCATTAAGCCGGCGTCTGCATGGCTGCATTCCTGCGTGGATAACAAGGTCGCTGACTATATGGACAATTTCCCCGAGCCCAATATTCTGCCGCAGGAAGAGGGCGACAAGGAGACAGCTAAGCAGTTATCTGCCGTGGTGCCGGTGGTGCTGGATGAGAACGGCTTTGAACAGGAGTTTGACCAGGCAGTGCACTCCAAGGTCCTGAACGGTACAGGCATATACGCTGTGGTGTGGGATCAGGACAAGCTGAATGGCCTTGGCGATGTGAGCGTTAAAAAGTGCGATATCCTGAATTTTGCTTGGGAGCCTGGGATTGAGAATATCCAAGATTCGGCCAATCTATTCCATATTACTTCTGCCAATAACGATGTACTGGTGTCTCAGTATCCGCAGCTGAAGGACCGATTATCCTCTATGCACAGTGTGGTACAAACAGAGTACCAGTTTGATGATACGGTGGACAAGAGCAATCGCAGTCAGGTGGTAGACTGGTACTACAAGGTGAATGTGGACGGCAAGAATGTGGTGCACTATGTGAAGTTCTGCAACGGTGTAGTGCTGTATGCAACTGAGAATGACCCAGAACGGAAGGATACCGGGCTGTATATTGACGGCAAATATCCCTTTGTGTTTGACCCGCTGTTCCGTGTGGCCGGAAGCCCTGCCGGATATGGCTATGTGGACCTCTGTAAGGAACCGCAGGAATATATCGACAAGCTGTCCCAGGCGATGTTGGAAAACGCGATCTGGAGCTCTGTGCCGCGCTATTTGGTGCGTGACGATGGCGAGATCAACGAAGACGACTTCGCGGATACTTCCAAGCATTTCATTAAGGTGGGTAACAATGTGGGCCAGGACACCTATGCGCCAATCGTGATCAATGGCATAGACGGCAACGCCTATAATGTGCTCATGCACAAGATTGACGAGATGAAGGAGACCAGCGGTAACCGTGATGTGTCCAGTGGCGGTACAAGCAGCGGGGTAACGGCAGCCAGTGCAATCAGCGCTATGCAGGAAGCCGGGAGCAAGACTTCACGCTGGCAAATAAAGGGTACATACCGGGCATATAAGGAGATCATCTTGATGGTGATCGAGCGTATTCGGCAGTTCTACGATATGCCTCGTGTGTTCCGTATTACCGGCGCGGATGGATCTGTATCGTTTGAGACCTTCTCCAATCAGAACATGCAGGAGCGGCGTATTGAAACGCTGTTTCCGGACGATGAGTATTACCAGATGCCCAACTTCGATGTAGATGTATCGGCCAGCAAGGCCAGCCCTTACAGTAAACTGGCTCAAAATGAGCTGGCAGTGCAGATGTACAACCTGGGCGTGTTGAACCCGCAGAACGCAGATCAGGCGCTGGCACTTCTGGATATGATGGATATTAACCACAAAGACCGCATAGTGCAGCGGGTCCAGGAAAACGGTACGATGTGGAACACGATCCAGCAAATGACACAGGCACTGAACACCAGCAATGAGATCATCAAGCAGTTGACTGGTCAAGATCTGATGAGCGGTCAGGATATGACACCGGGTGCAATGAGCGGTGCGGCGGTGACAGACACGCAGTCGGTGGACACAACGCCGACCGCCAGCGACAGCTTAGGTAACACAGACAAATATCAGGACAACTCTCTTGCAACGCAGGCACGCAAGAGAGTAGCCACAAGCACCAGTCCGGAATAATGACTACGGTACATATTGGTGCTTGCTCCGTAGAACTGAAAGGCCACGCCGATGCGCCACGCAACGAACAGGATCATGACCTGGTATGCGCTGCTATTTCTGCCCTTACCTGCACGCTGGCGGAAGTCGCGCGTAGGGCGTATGTAGCTGGAGCTCTACTGTGTGAACCACAGATCAAGATTTCTCCGGGAAATGTGTGTATTCGTTGCGCACCGATGAAAAAAGAGAGCACGGTGCCGGCAGCGTTTACCTTTTTTCGGTGCGGGATGGAAATACTGGCCGAGAGCTATCCGGGGCATATCCAAATAAGCTGAAAGGGGGGGTGACATGATCGCCCCCTCTTTTGTTATTATGCGAGTAAAGGGTTCGTCCACCTGATACGGACAGAAAGGAGTTCCTATGAGAACAGACAAATTGATGCCCATGTTGCTGCAGCTTTTCGATGGTGATGGCGGTGCAGCAGACGGCACTGGCAGTGCGCCCGCCACGCAGAACAATACGGCAGACAATACTGCACCCGCCACGCAGGATGGTGCTCATGAGAGCACAGCGGAAGACCTTGACAAAGAGTTTAAGGCTCTGATTAAGGACAAGTACAAAAATGCGTATCAAAAGCACATCAACGCTGCGATGCAGAAGCGGTTCCGTGCTGATGAAGCCGCACAGGCACAGTATGACAGGGTGTTGCCCCTGCTTGATATGCTGGGCGAAAAGTACGGCGCAGACGCTACGGACCCGGAGGCACTCATGCAGGCACTGGAAGACGACAACAGCTTTTACGAGCAGGAGTCAGTTGAGAAGGGTGTGCCAATCGAGTCACTGAAGCAGATGCACAAGCTGGAGCGTGAAAACGCTGCATTCCGCCAGGAAATGCAGGAACGCGAACGGCAGGACGCAGCAGCACAGCAGTACCAGCAGTGGCTGGACGAGAGCGAGGCGGTCAAGTCCTTGTATGGGGACGCATTTGACTTGGATGCAGAACTGGCAGATCCTGAGTTTGTCTCTCTGTTAAAATGCCCCGGCATCACGCTCAAGACTGCCTTTGAAGCACGCCACCTTACCGAGCTCACCGGTGGCGCAATGCAGTTTGCCGCTCAGAGTACAGCGAAAGCCGCTGCGGACACGATCCGCTCACGCGGTCATGTGCCAAAAGAGAACGCATCTTCTACCGCTCCTGCGGTCAAGACTTCTGTCAACATTGCTGCCTTGACAAGAGAGCAGCACCAACTCATCAACAAGAAAATTGCGACAGGGGAATTGAAAACGCCGGAGGATATCAAACGATTCCTTAGCGGCAAGTAAAAACCGATCCTCTGTCAGAAACGGAGGAAACATGAATAAGAAAATGAACCTGCAGCTGTTCGATGGCACCGCCAACATGGCTGCAACGACTGACACCGGCCTTGCGGCTGAAATCAAGGAATATTACATTAAGGAGCTGTTGGAGAATGCCAAGCCCAAATTGGTGCATGGTCAGTTCGGGCAGAAAAAGCCAATTCCGCGCGGCTCCGGCAAGGTAGCAGAGTGGCGTAAGTTTTCCAGCTTGCCGCCCGCTCTTACCCCGCTTGTAGAAGGTGTAACGCCTAATGGCACCAAACGGACTGTGACCGCCATTAAGGCCACTGTGAGCCAGTATGGTGACTACATTAAGCACACCGATATGCTGCAGACCGCCGCGTTCGATAATGTGATTGTGGAGGACTGCAAAGAGCAGGGCAACCAGGCGGGCAACACCATTGACCTGGTGACACGAAATGCTATGCAGGCAACCACCAGCGTGGCTTATGCCGGCGGCAAGACTTCTCGTGATACACTGACTGCGGCTGACAAACTGACCGTGGCTGATGTAAAGAAGATGGTCAACGAGCTGAAGCGTCGGGATATTACCCCCATTGATGGCTACTATGTCTGCATTATCCACCCTGATGTGGAGACGGATATTATGCTGTCCAGCGAGTGGGAGGAGATGCACAAGTATGCGGACACCACCGCTCTGTTCGAGGGCGAGATCGGTAAGATTGGCAAGTGCCGTTTTGTCGATTCTTCCAACGCTAAGATTTACAAGCAGACTTCCGGCTCCAAGCTGGCTGTGTACGGCACGCTGTTCCTGGGCGCCAATGCTTACGGCGTTACCGAGCTGGACGGCCTGGGTCTGGACTATATCGTTAAGCCGCTGGGCTACGGTGATGATCCGCTGAACCAGCGTAGCTCCACCGGCTGGAAGGCTACGCACGGTGCAAAGATTCTGAACGAATATGCCATCATTCGTTTTGAGAGCTGTAGCTACCGCAGTGCAGACACCAGCACCACGGAAAACTGATTGGAGGACTATTCAGAATGGCTGAGAAGAAAGAATTGGCTGAGAAGAAAGAATTGGCTGAGAAGAAAGAAACTGCACCTAAGTGGAAAATGGTGCCTGTGCTTATTCCGCTGGACCCGATGAACAACGAGAGCCACATGTTTGCTTCTGTGGCGGGCGTTGGCTCATATCAGATCGAGCGTGGTATCCCGGTAGAAGTGCCGGAGCCGATTGCAGAGGTAGTCAACCGCAGACTTCAGATGGATGCAGAGAACGCCAAGCTCATTCAAAAGCTGGCTGCACAGGCAGCCGGTATGTAACCGACAAAGGGCGGACGGAATATTCCGTCTGCCCTTTTTACTATGAGGAGGGAACAACAATATGACGATTGCGGAAGCAGTCAACCAGGCGGACAAGCTGTGCCCCAACACGACCTTTTCGATGAACGAAAAAATCGCCTGGCTGAATAGACTGGATAAACAAATCAAATTGGAAATTATGGACGCCAGAGAGGGCGCACCTGCCTTTGCCGGGTACACGGAGAAAACGCCGAATACCCAGGAACTGCTTGTGCCGTCCCCTTATGACGAACTTTACATACATTACTTGCAGTCCCAAATGCTGCTGTATACCGGTGACTTCAACCGATACAGCGCTGTAAATTCTGTATTCAATACAATGCTGGACTCATTCCGTAACCAGTACAACCGCACGCACGCGGCCAAGAATGTGCCGCTGCGCTTTTAGGAGGTGCGTTCATGCAAAGACCAGTGCTTAGCAATGTAAGCAACAACCGAGAGATGATCTCCACATTCCTTGGCTATAACCACCGAGTTGTGCAGCAGGCTGGAGAGTTCTTTAATACCGAGAATATCACATTGGACGATTACCCTATGCTATCCAACCGCGCACCGATGAACCGGTACAAGTATCCGGAGTTTGATGGCGAGGTTGTAGGTGAAATTTACACATTAGATGGTGATGAGCGTGTGTACAATCGGATGTCGATTGTGAATAGTGCGTTTCAGGTCCACAAATATGGCAAAGCAGGGGACGAAATAGGAAGCTCTTTGGAACCGAAAATTGTAGTTCGGAGGGTTATGACCATTCGCTACTTTATTCGTTTTAAGGCGGCATTGAAAGAAAAAATTGCGGTGAGATTAGGACCAGATGGTTCGAATCCGTATAGTTTCGATGAAGCAGTTTCGTATATTGGATTTGACGCTGCTCCGTATGCTGATGTGTGTATTCATATTGGATCAGACGAACACACTTTTGATAATGGCGTTTTATTTGCGCTTGGCAAGAATGTGAAGATGGAAACCGAAACGGATAAAGTCTTAGTGGTCGATACGATCTATAGGGAATATGAATCGGAAGCACAAAGACCCATTTACAAGGACGAAACACAGCAGAACGCTTCTGATAAAGAAATTATTGATGCGTTAGAGCAGGAAAGCCTAAACCATACACAGACCGATGTAGAATGGTTTAACACACGTGATCCACGAGCATTTACATTCATTGATTTGGCGGCTTCCGGTAAGAATGTTGGCTGCCTAATTAAAAATCAGAAGATAACAGCAGCGTTTAACGATGTTTTGTACTATGGCGGAGGCCATTACAGCTTCAGAGAAAAGCTGTCCGAATTGCAAGCCGTGGACGGCAAATTGCAGTTGTTAAACTTCGGTACAAAAATCCTAATCTTCCCATACGGATTGTATTTTGACACGGAAGAAGCGGACAAGGGTGTGCTGCCGCTGGCCTTCGACAAGACGACTGACACTTATTTCAGCTGCGATATGTGCAGTGCGGACGGTGCTCCGTACACGCGGTTGATATATAGTGCTGCAAAACCTGCCGGTGCTGCTATAGGTACTTATGTTGTGCGGTCAAGCGGTGACCTAATGGCCGTGCGAGGCAATGGCGAGTTCAATACGGTTGCGGCTGCCAGCGCGTGGAAGCGGCAGGATAAAGACCCTGGCACAAAAGGCAATAACTATTGGCTGGATACCACCGGGACAACAGGTAGCGGACTTAAAAAGTTTAGTCAGGGTACGCTATATAAAAATGAAGATGGCGCTTGGGTGGCAGTCGATAATGTGCTGTTTTCAGATACTTGGTTCTACGCATACTGGGTAGATACCACTAACGATGATGCACCTGTGTTCAAGGCTTATTCTGCCACAGCAGACGATTGGATCGCGGTTCCGGTGACCTATGTGCTTGTGGATACGACAGATATCAAAGACGATATACTTGCTTCCGTTAAGGTAGGCGATACGGTCAAGTTCTCGGTGCCTGCAGGCAAGAGTGTGTTCGTTACCGAATGGGCGAATGTACATTCTGTAGCCGATGACGGCAGCCGGCTGATTGTTAAGGGCCTTCGGCGTGCTATCGATTCCACATATCACTGTCCAAACAGAATAGAAAAAGTGCTTCCGGAATTTGACTTTGTCACTGTATCCCAAAACCGCGTGTGGGGCTGCAAGTACGGCAAAGATTCCGCAGGTAAGCATATTAACCAAATCTACGCCAGCAAGCTGGGTGATCCGACCAACTGGTATTGCTTTGAGAATACGGCATCGGATTCCTACGCATTGTCCCTGGGTGATGATGAGCCGTTTACCGGCGCAGTGTCCTTAAACGATATGCCGTACTTCTTCAAGCAGAATAAGATTTATGGCATTTACGGCGGCTATCCGGCGGCATACCAACGCATTGCCATTGAAGATCGCGGCGTTGAAAATGACTGCTCCGGCTCACTGGCGGTGCTGAATGGAGCAGTATTCTATAAGTCTCTGGACGGCGTGTGTGTATTTGATGGCAGCACGGTGACCAACATTTCCGCTGCCCTGGGTAACACACGATACACAGAAGCCAACGCCGGAAGTTCCCTTGGTAAGTATTATATCTCCATGAAAAACGAGACGGACGGCGGCTACGAGACCTTTGTCTATGACCTGAATACCAGCCTGTGGGTGCGTCTGAACGGAATGCGGTATCTGCACTTTATCACGGATTACACCGGGTCGGTCTATGCAATGGACCCGAACTGTATTTTCCATGAACTTGGCCGACACAACGAGACCGCTTTGTCCGGACTGGAACTGTACCAAACGGAAGACAAGGTGGAATGGTACGCGGAGACCGGTGCCATAGACTTTTCGTACCCAGATAAGAAGATCGTTAGCCGTATTAACCTGCGGGCTAAGATTGCACTGGGCGCTGTGCTCAAAGCGTTTATCCAGTACGACAGCAGCGGGCAGTGGATCCAAATGGGTGTGTTGACCGGTAATGGTACACCGAAGACGGAAGTGCTGAATATCGTTCCGCAAGCCTGTGATCACTATGCGCTGCGGTTGGAAGGCTGCGGAGATGTTCGGGTGATCAGTATTGCAAACACAATGACTTTAGGGAGTGACTTATGACTTTTAATATTGGTAAGCCATCTGACGGCGTAACGGATAGTCAGCGGATACAGCGTCTGTATCTGTACCTGAACCAGATGGCAGATAAGTTGAATTATGCGCTGAACAACATGGACGAACAGAATCTGACGCGGACTTTTTTGGCGTCATTAACCAATGGCGGAGATGGTGATCATCAGAGTACGAAAGGCCTGAAAACGGAGCAGGTGGACGAGATGATCCGGGACGGTCGGTCATCCGCTCTACTGTTCAGCGGGAGTACCGCAAAGGCTGGCGATACGATCACTCTGAATGACAGCGTGGACAACTACCGCTTTCTGCTTATCCGCTTTAGCAATAGCTGGATGCACGCCCTGTGCCCTATTCTGGACGGAGACCGTAGCTGCACTGCCGTTCGCGGGTCGCATACGCACATTGGCGCAACAGACTTTACTGTGTGGTCCGTGGACGGCGACTATGCAGGAAATACGGTGACGATTGACAGCTGCTATTCTGCCAATGTGAAAAGCGGCAGCGTGAAGATCACAGCACGAACAATATCGAATATATGGGGGATCAGATAAATGGCAAAGAGCAAACCGAAGAAAAGCAAGCCCAAACAGACGGCTGCGCAAAAGAACCTGAGCAGCTGGACAAAAACAGTCAATAAGTATAGCGGCGGATGGACCAATTCCAAGGACTATAAAGCACTGATGAAGTCCAAGGAAAAGAAGGACATGGACGCCAGTGTCAAAGGCTACAATTCTCTGTTAAACGGCGGCTATGGCGGATATGCCAAGGCAAACGGCCTGACGGACTATACCGCCCGGCTGCAAAATATGTTGGGTGGCATCTTAAAGTCAAAGTTTTCTTATGACGCAGACAATGACGCTGCATACCAGGCCTATAAGGCACAGTACCAGGCGCAGGGCCGTAATGATATGCTGGACACGATGGGCCAGATGGCGTCAGCAACAGGTGGCTATGCCTCCTCTGCGGCGACTACAGCGGGTAATGCTGCCAACCAGGCACAGCTGAACAATCTGTCTAATATACAGTCGCAGCTTCTGTCCCTGGCGTATCAGAAGTATGACCAACAGCAGCAAGGTAAGCAGAACGCCTATGACCTTCTTGATAGTATGAATCAGCAGCAGTATGGGCGGTATCAGGACGCTGTGGGCAACGCCTATAACAAGATGGATTACAACACGAATCGGTTCAATACTTCCTATTCCAACGGTTATGCGAAATGGAACGATGATCGCAGCTTTGCCTCCGGTCAACAGCAGTATTACGGCAACCTGAACGAGAGCCAGCAGGCACGCAAACAGGAAAGGGCTATTGCCGATCGGAACAACAAACTGCAGCGAAAAATTCTTAACAAGAAGTAAGGAGGGATTGGATGAGTTACAGTTCTAAGACCAGAAAAGCGCTTGGCAAGGTGAAACAGTCTGCGGCAACCAAAAATGCACAGAAAAACAGGAACGACTATGACAAGAAACTCAGCGCAATTGGCCCTTACCGTAACGGTACATTTGCTAAGATGGTAGAGGGTGCGGTGGATGATATTCTCAATCGCCGTGCCCAGTCTTCCAATTTCGGCAACGCTGATGTGTTCGGCGATTATGCCAGAGACTATGCGGCGCTTTCTAAGCTGGCAGCAGCGGACACGCAGACTAACGCAGAGGAGAATATGGCTGGTGGCTATGACACGGACTACACCGTGCCTGCTGCCCAGCAGAGCTATATGAACGGATTGGCCGGTCAGAATGAGGACTTGCTGTCCAAACTGTCTACGGCCAACCAAATCCGCTCTGGGGAAATGGACAATAAAGCCGCCGGTGGGCAGCGAGCCAGCGAGGCCGGTGCGTTTGATTACCAAAAGTACCAGGACAAGGTGAAAGCTTTACAGAATGCACGCTCTCTGTGGGACGCAGCGGTGGAAAAGACCGGTGCGGTAGATAGCCAGGCGTACAGTGATAACCTGTCCTTCCTTAGCGATATGGCTAAATACGAGGGCAACTTGGGTGAGAGCAAGGCGGACAGAGCGCTCTCCAAGTGGAAGGCTGATCAGGAGTACCAGCTGGATGTACTGCAGTGGAAACGGCAGCAGGAGGAAGCTGCAAAGGCTGCAAAGGCTGCACGCTCTTCTCGCTCTTCCAGATCCAGTGGACGCGGTGGCTCCGATGCTGGAAACGGAAAATCAAAAGGCAATGGGTATGTATCCTCTAATGTGAAGTCATCATGGGAAGAAAAATTTGGGCATTCAAGATATGAGAATAGAGGGGAAAGATGGACGGAACGGCAAATGGATGGCTTTGTTAGAACCATTGGCATGAATCGCAGCCAGCAGGGTAAAGCGGAAGCGATCGAGGATGCATATTTTGAGGGCCATATATCTAAATCCCAATACAATACATTGTGTCGAAATTATGGGATAACGCCTAAGAAGAAATAGTACAAAGGAGAGTTTCAAATGGGATATTGGGCAGACTTACAGAAATCTGTAAAGGAAAAGGACAAGCGTGAGGGTGTCCGCCGTTCTGATTATATCAATCGAGATGTGGTGAAAAAAGCTGCTGTTACTGGTGCTCAGGAGAGTGACCAGGCTAAAAATGCCAACTGGAGAGCTTCATCTGCTGCGTTGAAGGCTGTTGACGATTTTGATGTACCGAAACTGTACCAAATCGCCGAGGCAAGAGTGAATGCCGCTGGATACGATGCGAGTCAGTCATATTTGCGCGCACAAAGAAGTCAGGCGCGCAAGGATCGTTTCGCTACGGCAGTAAAACAGTTTGCCAGTTTGGGTACAGATGAGTACAGTTCTGCTAAAGCAGAGCACCAGCAGGCGGATAGTCGTTACGATGCTGTGAACGAAAAACTCAAGGCTCTAAAAGAGGCAGAGAAAGAAGCAAAAAAGAAAGGACAGGACGCAGGAGAAAACAAAGACGCTAAACATTTATTTAAGTCTGTTCTCAAAGACCAGAAAAAGAACGAGTGGGAGTATAGTCAAGAGAGTAATTTAAAATTGCTGAACAGCAATGCAGATGTTGCAGCCGTTGTTGCTGCAGCCGCCAAGGCTAAGTCTAATGCGGAAACTGCACAATCAAATATTGACAATACTCAAGCGCTGGCAATGCAGCCTGGTAATACTTCTGCGTTTCAGGGCTTGCAACAGTATCAGAAAGACTACCAAACCGCATATAATGATTACCAGGCTGCGGTAAAGCAGTTACAAAGTAATGGCTATGACGCTGAAAGTCTGATTGATACATATTCCAGAAAAAGAAACGAGATAGAAACACAGAAGTTGAGTGAACAGATGGCTGACTTCTCAGATAAACACCCGGTAGCGTCATCGGCTGCGTATGTAGCGCTTAACTCCGCTCAGACAAGTGTCCTCCCGCAGATTGCAAAAGAGGGACTGAGTTCTGCAATTACCGGCAAATACAAGCCGCTTGACACCAACACTGGTGCCTTTGGGGTCACAAATCTGCGAGACACCATTGCAGATAAGAATTCAGAAAACATCCAGAACAAAGTGTTGGACAAGACAAATAGCGAATTTGCATCAAAAGCAGCAAGTTTCCTATATCAGACCGGACTTTCTATTGGTGATTTTGGCTCGTTAGCCGCTTTGCCTGAGCCGCTATCTTTGGCTATCATGAGTTCCAGTGCAGCGGCAAGCGCAGCAAAAGATGCAACACAGCGTGGCCTTTCTGCCGACAAGGCTATGTACACGGCAACGGCTGCAGCTATTGCGGAGTCCTTTTTTGAAAAATTCAGTCTTGAAAATCTGAAAGCAATGAAAGCCAGCGGAAAGACAGGGTTTGTCAATCAACTGATAGATGTTGCGAAGCAAAGTTTTACCGAGGGTTCAGAAGAATTCTTTACCGATCTGGCCAATGCGGCTTCCGATTTTATTATCAATGGACGAGATGCAGGCTTGGCACAACAATATCAATATCTTGTTAATAAAAAAGGCTTTAGCAAAAAGGAAGCCGCAAAGAAAGTGGCGGCGAACTTTGGAATGCAAATCGGTGAGTCCTTTTTGGGCGGCGCTATTTCCGGTGGTGCTCTTGGTGGTGCGGTGTCTACAATGAATTTAATTGAGGGTGCCAAGATTCAGCATGAGTATTCTCAATACGGAAAAGATTTGCGCCGCAGCGGGAATGCTGGAGAGTTGATTGACGCCGGGCTGACAGCAGATAAGAACTCTAAGCTGTATCGCATTGCCGCCGAGCTGGCTGATGCAGAGAAAAACGGCAAAACTATATCCAAGCGGCAGCTGGGCAAGCTGGCTATGGAAATGCAGACCAGCGATGATGCTGCGACTACGCAGGCTCAAAAGACCGTGCTGGAGGACGCTGTGCGCCAACGGCTGCAAGACAGCGGCGTTAAAAATGTGGACAAGGCCGCCAGCCGCTTTGTGAGCAGTTATTTTGACGGCGAAGGGAAGATTAAAGGGGACAAGACCACAAAGGCCCTGTACGCCGAGCTGCAGGACAATAGCACTGACTGGGCACAATCTACTACCCGCAGTATGGCCTATGAAATGCTGCGTGGCGGTTCTTCTGCTGCATATATGAATGAACTGCTTGTAAACCCAAAGGCAAAAGGGTATAATGAGTTCAAGGATACCTATGGTGGTATCACTGAGGCTAAAATTGCCCAGTTGGAGCAGGAACGCTTAGAACAAGAACCTGCCGAACAGAGAGAGACTGAGCACGGCTCTGCGGACACGAGTTATAATGCACTGGTCACTGAAGCTGCCACGCCGGTGGACTTGCGGCGGGCAGAGCCTGTGCCGGAGAGCCAAGTGAAAGGCGTTCTTAAGGTGCAGGACGGCCACACCGTGGTCGAGCTGCAAGACGGTACGAAGACCACTACGGATTATGTGCAGTTCAACAACCCCAACACCAAGGCGGTCTACAAGAGCGCTGCCAAGTTTGGCTCCCTGGGCGCTTATGCGCTGGTCAATAATTACGACAGCAAGGTCAACCCTTATTCCTATCTGCATGCGGCAGAGAGCTTTTACAACGCCGGTGCGTCAGGCAAGATTACATTTGACCAGGCAGCCAATACACTGTCTGCACCGATTGAAATGGGGATTATGGACCGTGGTGCTGCCAATGAGTTGTTCCTGAGCGGTCAGGAGCAGTCTAAGGAGATCGGCACCACCAAGACCGCCGTTACCAAAGCAAATAAGAACCAGGGCGGCGTTGTAACACTGACCGGAGAAGCTACGGTTACCCCGCAGGAAAAGGAAGTCCTGGATCGTGTGGCGGCCAAGACCAAGCTGGATATTGTGCTGGACGGCAGCCTGGAAAGCAATGATAACGGCTATATTGATCCTGCCAACGGCAAGGTGGTGCTGAACCCTGACAGCGGGCATATCTACGCCACCCTTATGCACGAGCTGGGCGAGTACACTCATGCCTACAACACGGCGGAAATGCTGGACGCCTGCCGGCCCATTGTGGAGTATATGCTGGCAACCGGCGATTATGCGCACGATGACAAGATTGACCTGCTGCAGAAGTATGTAGATGGGTACAGCGAGAACGGCAAGCAGTATTCTATTGAAGATGCCGTCAGCGAGATGATCTTTGACTTCATCAGTGGTGAAGCCAGCACGCAGGAGGGCGGCGAGAAGTTCGCCAAGTGGCTGGCGGAAGATACCGACCTTACCCAAAAAGAAAAGAAGTCCGTTGTGGAAAAGATCAAGGACTTCTTTACAAAGCTGCTGGACGCTGTGCGCAGCGTGATTGAGGGACAGGGCACACTGAATACCACTGCACGAGCCGGTCAAAAGGCGGCGCAGCAGGTGCCGGTGCTGGACGACTTCTTTAACGCACTGGACAATGCTATTGGCAACCGCCAAAGAATGCTGGACGGTGACACGACGCAAAAAAATAGCACCGGAGAAAAAACCGGTGCAGATGTACGCTTTAGTATTGATCCGAATTTTGAAAAGGTGTACGACCAGTGGGATAAGAAGACCTCCGGTTTTTCGTTCCGTGTAGGTACAACTTCCAAGGTGCTGCAAAAGCTGGGCGTGGACAATCGCAAAATCTGGTGGGACGCTTCTAAGATTAAAAGAATTCAAGCAAAGCACCCGGAAATGACAGACACGGTAATTAAGCAGGTGCCGAATATTTTGGAACATCCGATTTTAGTAATGGAATCTAAAACCAAAAGCGGCAGCTTAACTTTGTTTGGTGAGGTGTACGATCAAAAGAATGATCCGGTGTTGGCTGTGCTGCTTCTGAACCCGACGGACAACGGCGGTAAAGCGCTTGATATTTTGAAAATTTCCAGCGCATACGGTAAAAGCACAAATCCGCAGGGCTTGATTGACACCAGCAAAATTCTGTATGTGGAGCCAAATAAAAAACGAACCCAAAACTGGCTGACGGTTAATAGGCTCCAATTGCCGTTACCCAGTTCCAGTTATGGGTTCATTAACACCATTGTAGCAAACAAGCCGTCCGGTGTCAATACTCATTCTATGCGGAATGGGCAAAAAAATGCACAGAACGGCAAAAATGACACCCGGCATTCCTTGGAAGTGGACAGCCAAGGCAACGAACTGACGGAGGCGCAGCAGCGGCGGTATAAGCATGTGGCGCCGGAGCTGCGGGACGAGGAGGGCAAGATTAAGCCGTTCTACCACGGTACTGCCAGAGCGGACCGGGTAGGTTATGTGTTTGACCCCAAGCGGGCAACCTCCGGGCCGATGGCGTATTTTACGGACGATCCGGATATTGCCACAAATTACAGCAGGGATAAAGCAGATACTTCTCTCGCCTATGATAGCGATTATGACAGCTACGAGACCCAGTTCCAGGTAAACGGCAAGCCGGTTACAGAATATTGGAACACCTTGACCGCAGCCGAAAAGAAAGCAATGACCGAGAAGATCAAGCAGGTCACGCTGGACGACAACGATAACATTGTCTTGGAGCCCGGCAATCAAATAGGCATTGGTAGCTTTAGCGACTACGAGCTGCACCGTGCCAAGGGCAATGCGCTGTCCGTACTGGTAGATATGTGGCTTGGTGATGGAAATCTTTGGAACGAAGAAAGCCGTTTCTTGGATGTGCTAAAAGCGGTGGGTATTGATCAGGCCCAGTACAACGACCCGGACTACCGGGAAGAAAAGGTGTATCAGGCTTATCTGAATATTACCAATCCGTACAATACCGGCAAGCTGGATCAGTCCTTTATTGATGATTTGCAGTCGTATGTGGACGATGCAGACATGAGCCGGTACGACACAGACAATGCCCAGGCGGATATGTGGGATAAGAACGGCATTCCTATTGAGGATTGGCTGGAGCGGTTGCAGGACGATTTGGATAACGGCACAACCCATGCTTGGACCACGGTCCCGGATGTAGTCACAGACTTCTTGAAGGACAGCGGCTATGACGGTATTGTAGATCAGGGTGGCAAAAACGGCGGCGATCAGCATACGGTTGCGATTCCGTTCTACTCCAATCAGATCAAAGAGGTTACCAATGGTAATCCTACCGACAGTCCGGATATTCGGTACTCAAAGCGGGTTGGGTTTGATAACGCTCTGACGCCTGCCGAATGGAAAAAATACAACAGTCTTGTTTCAACTGACAATCACTCGGGGCTCAGGATATCCGATAATGCGTTCCTTGTTGAAGGCGAAAAAGGCAAGAACAATTACAAACTTGTGTTTTTTGACAATTCTTTTGATGATAAGCCAATAACGGCAGTGTATGGAATTGGTGACAGTGGTTTCCACTTTGATAAGACTCAATTCGATGCCAAGAAAGTAGCAGAAGTAATCAATAAGGTGGAGGAAAAAAGTTATGATGACAAGAAAGTCGTTAGGGGAATACTGCGACATCTTAGTGAAAGCTATGGACTTGTACTCACCAAATACGGTGATCGCAATACAAGAGGCTTTACACTCAGACC